AAGTAACCAAATGGCAAGTACAATGCGTTTGATGCACCTTCCTCTACATCTGGGTTACATTCAACGTAGACATATTTAGACTGGCTCTGGTAATCGCCATAGGTCTTTAGTCTGCGCTGTGTCTCGTCCCAAACAGCGTACGTGTTGCCGATCTTTCTAGCAACAAAGTTAGGAGAAGATGGGTCTAGTGTAAGGTTATCGAACCTCTCAAGAACTTGCACACGGTTATCGGTATCATTAAGTCTACGAAGCACCACAGAGAACGTTCCGTAATCTGTTGTTGTCGTTGTAGACGCTCTGATCTTTTCGATAGACACCTTGACGTTCTTGTTTAGCCATTCTCCGTGTCCTCGTCCGATGAGGCGGAATAGCTTCTGCTGATCTTGTGGTTGCCAGCCAGCAGCCACACCATCCAGATCCTGACCAATAAACCAGCCAGTGTTAGCTTCCTGATGTGGAACTCGGTTCTCGTGAGGTCCTGTTGTTGCGGCAGAATCCAATGCAAGAGGGAGGATTACCGCGTGTTTTGTTCCGGTGTCCAATGCTGCATCTCGAACTTCCTGCTCGAAAGTCTCACCTAGCCAGTATGGAGCGAAAGAAGAAGAGGGGTAAAACGCGCCCTGATCTGATGCCAGTTGCGGGTTTGTACTAAATACTTTACGGATGAAGGTGTCAGCGCTATCATCGAATCCGAACTTGATCTTCTTGTTCCAAGAGCCGATAGAGCTAGTTACCACTGCGGTAATCAAGCCATCGGACCCAATATCCATAACTTTACCAATTCCTTGGGCAGCGGCGATCGTACCAGAGCCGATTAAGTTACCGCTTAGCTGAATGGATGCAGACTTGTTTAGGTAGAAAACAGCAGCCAAGCTACCTGTACCAATTCCGCCAGCAGCAATACTGAAAGAAGCACTTGGGAACAGGAACAAGCCGTAGGCTCCTCCGTTCTCTGCCAAAGTAGTTGCAGGATCCTTAACGGTCTCCCAGCCAGCTTTTCCGTCTGCGGTTGCATCTCCTGACTCTTCGCCTAGTAGACGAATGTAGGTAAGGGGGGCGACATTGGAAACTAAAAATGCCTTTGCTGCATATGTTCCGTACATCGGAGACTGATAGTTACCATCTCTGGATACATCTCCACCAGCACCACCGGGTACTGTGTCACCAAACATCTCAACAAATTCTGAATAGGACTGAACCTGAACTGGCTGCAGTGCTAGTCCGCGTGTGGAGCGACCGACAACGACTGGTCCAATCGCGTCCGATGATCTCGGGATAAATGAGTTATCAATCTCGTTGATAAACACCCCAGGAGATACAAATTTAAAACTCTTTACTGACATATTTAGTTTTCCCTCTTTATAAAACGGTATTAATTGATGTTTCAATCATACTTTAAATAGTATTTTCGTTTTCAAAAGGATATCAGGATGTCAAGAAAAACAATGGATTTAGTTCCTGAACCTATTTATCGTCCTCAAACCACGTAATATTTCCGACAGGCACCGTACTTTCTTTTGGGAATTGGTATTCGACTGTGTTTTCATCAATCCGGACAATGGGTCGATCATCATTGATCCCCTCTCCTATTAAATATCCAAGTACCCGGATGTTAACCTCTGTGTTGAAAAGTCTCGTTTCCTCATTTAGCGAGGCTAGATTATTAGAATGAGTAAAGTTCTGTTCAATAAATACTTCGTAGTTATGTCCGTTTCTGTGCAAGGATAGGGCGTTTATTTGCCCAGTACGCGCAATAAATGGCGTCACCAGATCATTCATTTGCTGCTGGTATTCTGTTGTAATCCTTATCTTGTATTCTACGTTGATATAAACAGGGATCGGGATTGATATTGTCTTGATAACAATCTTATGATTTTTTCTTGGGTAGTACAACTGATCTGCCCCGGAAGGATTGTTCCGAGTATTAGCGACGGTTGCGAAGTTCCTTGTCTTATCCTGAACTATCTTCTTGGCAATTACAAACCTTCCTGCACGACCATCTCTGTCGTCAGAATAATAATGCGCTTGAAAGGAACCTTTTCTCTCGGGATCTTTCACGATGCCGGTTCTTTCAATACTTATTAGCGGAAGCTTGAGAGCGCTGTTATCGTCTCTTAAGCTTACTTTGTTCTTGATCTGGTATGATCTCTCTGGTACTTGCCAAAGAACTGGTATTTCTCGACGACCCTCGTTTGTGATCGTATAGAGGTTGAGATCCTTCTTTAGCCACGAGGTGATCACATAATCAATATCTTCAATAGTGGATGAGTACATACCCACCTCTTTCAAAGAAAAGGTATGAGATCCAGTTGGCAACATAGCAAAATCAAAATTATTAGGTAGCATCGAATAGTCCCTGTCTGGATCGCTTGCAAGTGGCTGTGATTTCAAAATCTCTGTTTGCTTGTCCGAAAAGCAGACGAGGCTCCACTAGCTTAACTATCTCATAGTAATTATCGTTATACAAAACAAAGTCACCTTCGCGAACATATATGTTTTGATCCTCCTCTACTCTCCTCTTGTGGAAGTGAATATTGATCTCCCAAGTTTTATCAATCCCAAAGCCTTCCATATATGATGTAGAGAAGTCTGTGTATTCAACGAGAGCATATACTCGGACTGGTGGCAGATAGGTTTTTTCGATTGCTTCCCCGTACAGATCATGGAAGTTCGTAGTCTCCATATCGATAGAGTAATAAAGTATCTGTTGCCCAATGACCTTTTCGATAAGTTCATCATTGACTTGCTTTACTAGATCTCTTTCCTTCTTACCTAAGAATAGGGGAGGGGGAGGTGATTCTGGTCTCTTCCATTCGTCTGACATTTATCGTTATCCCACGAATATCGGCAAGGGGGTTATCTTGAGTACATTGGTAGCTGCGTCGGCAACTTCCTGATCCTGCTTTGCAAGCGCAGGGTATTCCATTTCCTTCAGTAACTCTCTCAGCTTGTCTTTAAGATCTGCTTGCTCTTCTTTTGCTTGCGACAGAAGATCTGAGTGGTTCAGTGTCACACTCTCGCCAGGAATAGGTATCGTCAAGAACTTGCCACGAATCTGCCCTAGCATCTCCTTGCAGAGAGCCAAGCAATACTTTCTTATCCACTGCATACCCATTGAGTTAATATTTTCATAGGGTAAGTTATCGAATGGTATTGTATTCAAGTTATTAATGCCGTCGACACCACTGTTGTATGATCCTGTAGCAAATGGCTCCAGGTCAACTTGGAACCTGAACCAGATCCTCTCTGCTAACCCGTCGGAACTATAGTGACTTGGGGTTGGAAAGAGTCTTAGTTCATTGTTTGTAAGGTCATAAGAGTAGTGTGAGGTGCGTGTATAAATAGAATCCTCATACATGATCGCTTGCATTTTATTTTGCCAAGTGGGGACAACCTCGAAGGTAGAATCATCGGCGTACTGACCATAAGTTGAGGAGTTGCCCACAACTCCAATACCTCCGTAATAACCATAGAAACGCCACATGGCGCGGGCAGACTTAAAGTAAACCTGTGTGATAAGTACTCGGCTGTCTCCAACCTTATCCGCGTAGTCGACAGTAGTGCCGGCGTCATCAACGCCCGAAGTCGAAGCGCTCTGGATTATCTCTTGCAAGTTGTAGCTTTGCTTGTTCTTCACTGGCTTAAATGAAGCAGAGTATATCGGCGTTGTCCCGCCAAAACCACCTGCGCTAGCAGCGCCGTCGCCAACCCTGCGAGAGTATCCCAGAGAAAACCTAGGGTACTTCAAGTTAGAGCCGGATGGACCGGATGTTAGATCACCCTTGTGATCAAACGTTCCTGTTGCTTGTCCCAAGATAGAAGAAAGAACGTTCTTACCTTGGTGTGTGTTGACAATATATGAGTATTCTAGAACAGCTTCTTCATATGCAGCATAAACATTTGAAGGCGTCAACTCTATGTCTACTACATCTCCCCCTAGTTTCTTATAAACATAAGCAACCTGGGTGGCGGCTCCACTAATGAATTCATTGGATCCGCTATAGACCCCAAACGGTAACGATGCTGTTACATTTGCGGTGCTCCCCGTCGAGGTTAAAACGATCGCGCTGGTTGTACTTTTTGGTTCTAAGTTGGTTGGCATGCAAGAGACCTCCTATTGTTTAAGTAGTGATCATATAGACAAAACCCCCAGCGTACTGGGGGCTCTGATTACAAATGACCGATATTCTTAGTCTTTCTAGGAAACTGTTTTTCTTTTTGACCTCGACTTTCTTGCAGTGGTCTTCTTTTCCTCAGCCTTCAAGCTTGGAAGCGGTGCCGCTTCTTCGAGTTCGAGCTTAGCCTCTGTTAGCTCAGGCTCGGCAGCGCTCTCTACAAATTGTTCAGCAGGCTTTGCAGTTTCCAAGACAACTGGCTCTGCCTCTGCTACTAGTGATTCCATGCTTGACTGCATGCGTGCGCGATGCTGCATGCGTTTCCAACTTTTACCCATAATAATCTCCTTTGATTCTTTTGATAATATTTATTAATAAATTGTTTAGGTTATGGTGCTAAGCTAATGCTGATAAATCGTTGATTATGCC